CATCCTATAAATATTCATATGACAGAACAAACTGATAGAAAGATAATCTTCATCACAGAACTCATAGACCAACGATTAAGAAAAGAAAAAGAAATAGAATACTATGAGGAACAATTGAAAATTATACAATCTAAATTACAAACACTACAAACAGAAAGAAGACTTACAGAAACAATCCTTGATATCATTCGTAATGAAGAGGAAAAACTTAATCTACCAGATGTAGATAAGAGATGGTTAGGTAAGGGTATTTAATCCCAATACTTTTTTCCATTCATTTGTTTCCAGTAGTCTTCATTGTTTCGATTTAGATAATTTCGAATGAGATACATCATCATACCGATATAACCCATCTTTTTAAATCTTCGACTGTCCTGTCCAAAATAGTCATCAAGTATTTCAAATTTTTTTGGGTCATACTGTCTTGATAGAAAGTAATCTTCAGATGTTGGATACTTCTCTGGAAATCCACCATACTCATTGAACTTATCCATTCGTGTACACATGAATGCGCCGATAGCGAATGGTGATGTATATTTCATGAGATGGTTAATCATATTAAAGACACGAAAACCAAGTTTCGCTCGAATATCATTGTCATAACATCGAATGTTTCCAGTAATCAGATGAAGATTTTTTTTCTCGAGAAGATTTATTGTTTTTTCCAGAATGAAATCATTAAAGAATCTTACATCTCCATCTATGAAACAAACATATGGTGTACGAACGAGTCGTGCGCCGTTATTTCTCGCGACAGAAACAGTTCCCCCCTGTATAATTCTTATATTCAGAAAATTTTTATACAGTTCAATAACTTTTTCAGTATCATCTGTAGAATTATTCGCGATAATAATTTGTGTTTGTCCAATATTTTTTTGTTTTCGAAGACTTTGTAAACAATGACCGATATAGTCTTCCTCATTTCTACATGGTATTACGATTGTGAGTTTATTCTCCATCATAAGTTCTTAACTCCCATTTTCCATTTGTATGTTCAATCAATGCGGTTCTACTCTCCACCCAATCACCATCATTCATATATTCTATATTCTGTATTGTTTCAATCATAGGTGAATGAATATGACCACATATAATACCATCATAACCCTGTTTTTTACAATGTTTTACAATTTGTTCTTTATAATTCGAAATAATGTTTATCGCCTCTTTTGTTTGTGATTTACAATATGCGGAAAATGACCAATAAGACAAACCCATTTTTCTTCGAACAAACGATATCCAACGATTCAACTTCATCAACCAATTATAAAGAAAATCACCAAAATACATTAAAAATTTACCAGAATACATCAAAGGGTCAAACATATCACCATGAGTAACCAAATATCTTTTACCATTCACTCCATGATGTACATACTCATTCAGTATACGAATTCGACCAAACTGTAATTCCAAATCCAACCAGTTTCTTAACATCTCATCATGATTACCAACAATCCAATAAACCTTAGTACCTCGTTTCGCCATGGTAAGAATTCTTCGTATTACATTAGAATGTTCTTGAGGCCAGTACATTCTTTTAGATAACTGCCAACAATCAATAATGTCCCCTACAAGATATAACCTTTCACAAGAATTGTTTTTAAGAAAATCACTCAGTTCAATAGATGAACAACCTGGAGTACCTAAATGTAAATCTGAAATGAATATAGATTTATATTCGTACATGAAAGTATTTATTTGTGAAAATATATTTTTTATGTTAAGGGATTGTTAATAGGTGAGTATATTTTTTTTCTTTGTAGTTCAAGCGAAGGCCGTTTTCAGTTGCCACCCCCCCTTAATATCCTAGAGCGCTTATTAACATTAACATCATAAACAAACTCCAGAAGAGTAACATATGTAATTCTCTTTGATTCATAATATTATTTATTCATAGATGAAGTGATTAGAGATTGTAACGCATATGTGCATATGGTTATAGACTTCTTAGTTGTTACGCATATGGTTAGCCCCATTGGAATCCGTATAGATTAGGCGGCACCAAAAAAAGTAAGGGCCACCCCCTGCCAGCAAAGGTCACAAGTGCACACTAAGTTATACCAGATTACGCATCAAGGCTCCCGTAAGCGAAACAATCGATATGGGGGGGTTCTGGCGTGCGGCCGCTAGTCTCTGAATGCAGCAAAACCCCAGTGTTTATAGGGGTTTTGAAAGGAGAGGGATTCTCACTTAGTGTGTAATGAAAAAAGAGAGAAAAGAAAGAACCCCTCTAAGTTTAGTAGTTACTGACTTCTTCATCAGTATCATTCACATTATCCTCAGTTGATTCTGATGACTCTTCACTTTCGGTCTCATTCTGTATCGCACCAGAATCAACTTTGGTATATAAATCAAGAAACGCATCTCTGGTCTCATCATCAAATCTCGCGACACACATCTGTATCGCTTTCATTCTATTTCCAAAGATACTGAATGTTTTCACTATATGGTCTAATCTTCTAGTACTGATTATTTCATCTATCGCGCCCGAGAAGAATGTTTTTCTTATCACATCCGCCCAGTCAACTAATTTACTCGCGAATTCTTTATCTGTTTTACCATATTTCAACATAGAACCAAGAACAATCTTCGTTTCAACTTGAACTGAAGGATAGGGTTGTTCAAGAGTAATCGCGAATCTTTCAAGAAACGCCTCGTTCAACACATTCGTTCCAATGAATCTACCATCATCAGAACCCTTACCCTTTGTGTTTGCGGTCGCGATAACATTAAATCCTTTCTTAGGAAGTATCCATTTATTGACTTTTTTAAGATAGACACCTTTTCCTTCAAGTACTGGTTGTAAACACATTATCTTATTTGAACCTAAGTCACACTCATCAAGAAGAAGAGTACAACCTTTTTCCATCGCTTCGACAACAGGGCCAGGGACAAATTTGGTTTCGCCGTTCACAAGTCTGAATCCACCAAGTAGGTCATCCTCATCGGTCTCAATCGTTATATTGACTCTTATTAATTCTTTCGAAAGACTCGCATGAATCTGTTCGACCATCAATGTCTTACCATTACCAGATAATCCTGTCACGAATATCGGGTAGAACATTCTACTTCTTACGATTCTTTTCACATCTGAATAGTGACCCCATTCAACAAATCCTTCAAACTTCTCTGGAATAAGTGATTCCATTGATGTATTCGCGATAAGATTTACTTCGGTTGATGGTTGTGGTGGGGAAACCTTTTGGGTAGGGGATGGGTCATCTGATATAGACACTTCCTGTGGTACAGACTCAACACCC